GCGCTGGCGGGGCGGCGGGGCGGCTCAAATCCACGCCAAGCTTCGCGGCCAGCAGTTCAGCGCGACCCCAGCCATTCACCACGGCGCGGGCGGTAAATCTGGCTTCAGATTGGGCTAGTGAATTGCTATGGTCATCCCACTCAGGGGTTGAATCTAATCTTTCAAAACGCATAGCCTTGTAAATCTGCTTGGCAACTTCTTCTATCTGCGCTTCAGTTGGTGCAATCATGGTTTTGTTTCCAGGATGTTGAGTTGACCGGGGGCAGGTTCTGGTGATCGACGCTTCGACCAGGGCGGGGGCTGGTAGACCATTGGAGCCAGCTGGCGCTTGATCTCGCTCAACCAGATCTTGTAGGGGTGTCCACTCTTGGGCTCCCAGGGAAAAGCATCGGAAAGGGCCCGCCGCAGCGCCGGCAGGTCGCTGGTGCCGACGTCCTTGATCACCTGGGCAATCAACGGGGCCGCCTGCTTTCGCCAGTAGGAGGTGGTCATATTGCTTCCAGCTTGAGATCGTCCGGGGGGACGATTGCACGCACTTGGAAGGGCAGAGCTGCTGCCTCGTCTTCCCTGAGGTAACGGGTCCAGGTCTTCATCCAACCGTGGCCTTGCCACTGGAAGCCGGCCTCCTTGGCCAGGTGTCGTTCGTCGTATGGGACCAGGGCGGCATAAAGCAGCTGGGGCTTCTGGGCATCCAGCAGCAGCTCCGCCAGGTCCTCCCGGGTGGCGAGCACCTGGGCCAGGTAAGTGCAGTCGGTGAGGGCCCGGTGGGCGGCCCACACCGGCACACCATGGGCCAGCGCCAGATCGATTACCGATGGCGTGGCGCGCAAACCGGGCCGGTGCCACCTGAAGTCACGCAGGGTGCAGATCCAAGGCGTCGGCGGCTTGCAGGTAAGCAAGGGCTCCAGCCAAAGGCGATCAAAGTCAACGTTGTGCGCAACCACCGCGTCGGCGGAGCTGTAAAGCAGCTGCAGATAGCAGATGGATGGTTCGCGCAGCCAAGGGATTTTTGCCGAAGCCAGCAGGGCATCGGGGATCCCGTTGACGGCTTCGGCGCCGTTGGGCACCACGCTCGGCAGCAGGGCCGAGAATTGGTGCGTGACGGCCCGGTGCTTCACATCAAAAAGAATGGCCCCAATCTCGATTGGCGCGTTTTCTTCAAAGTTGATCCCCGTTGTCTCGACATCGACGATTAGGAGATGGCCTGGATCAAGCATTAGTTTTTGGGGGGTGTTGGAATGCCTCGTCGGGGCTATTAGCAGTACCGGTTCTCAAAAGCTTGAGACTGAGCAGTGAGTCTGTTATACCGGTCTTTCAATAGACAGGCCCACGACTGGGGATTATTCCCCAATTGTTCACGCTCAGCTCTCGTCCAAAGCTGTTCAATCTGGGACATAACTGTTTCGTGACATGATTGCTCCTCAGGCGAGGGGCCAACCATGTGGGTCAAGTCATCCATGCTGGTGGCTGGGTCGCGGATGGCGGCAAATAATTGTTCTAAGGTTGGGGCTGAAAAAGGCATTTCTGGTGAGGCAGTTGGCTGGCAATGCTTAGTGCGAGGGTCATGGCAACACCCCCGGCACATCAAAAAAGCCGAGCTGCCCCTTGTACGGGACAAAGTCTTCGGCGGAGAACGCCTTGTTGTCGCAAAGGCGAAAGGCGAAAGGCCCTTGAAACCAGGGCGAATCAGACGAGCACACGCAATCAAAAAGATTGGCGCTGCCAATGATGCCGCCGCGAGGAAGGTTGGCAGCCTCGAATAAATACTCAAACAAAGAAATACCAGGGTCAATACGATAGGCAAATTCCATAGCTTCTTGATGTTCCTTTTTTGACATGCCCTTAGCTGCATGAATCAAGATCGGGCCTCTTACATTTGTGCTCCAGTTGCGGTTTACTTCAGGCTTAAAGTTGTGAATGATCAAGCTGGCCCATGGCTGGCGAATGCTTAGGGCAAGGGTCATGATTGCATCCATGGAGGGGAAGCGAGCGGGTTGCGCAGCTCTTCCATCCATTTGGCTTCCAGCTGGGCCCGAACAACCCCATCAGGTAGGGGTGTCATAACCACCCGGAAAACGCAGGCATACGGTTGCTCCCTGCACGGCTTAATCTCCAGCTGGTGCCCACAGCGCCACAGCAGGGCCCGCAGAGTGTCGATTGCCGTTTCTCCGGGACTGACCCCCAGGGCCCGGGGAAGGGCGCCGTGCTGAGCAACGGCAAGGGCCTGCAACTTCAGCAGCTCGGGATTGGTGGCAGTGAACCAGCCGGCCCGCTTCAGCCAGGCCGGCAGACCCAGGGCCTCGGCGGCTGCAATTAACGGGCCCAGCAGCTCCAGCTGGGCGGGGTTGGTAGCCCCGAACCCCTGGGGGCGGGGGCGGCTCCTACTGCGGTTGAATCTCATGGGATGCAATCGGAAGGGCGATGGCGATAGGTGGGCTTGCAGATCTTACTACCCATACAAGATCCTGTATGCTGCCATCGTTGGCCCGCCGACGCTCTTCATCCGGCAGGGCCCACCAAAATCATGACAACGCTGGCAGGCATCACGAGAGCTGATTGGGGCCAAAACCTCAAGCTGTCCTACAAGGAGGGTCACCTCAGCTGGGTAATCGCAGCAACGGCTGCCTTTTATGTGGCCGGAATGGCCACCAGGGCCCTAATGAGGCGCCTTCGGGCTGAGCCACTGTTCTGGCTGTTGCGTCCGAAGGCGCCCAGCTTGGTCCTTGGCATTGACCCGGGCACTGAAGAAGGTTCGAAGGACGTTGCGGTGATCGCCCTGGGCGTTGCCACCCCGTATGTGCTTCTCTCGACCCCTGGACCCATCAGCTTCCCAGCTGCAGATTTCCTGGCGGCCGGTGGGATGGAGGAGGCGGAGATCCAACAAGTGCTGGGTGAACCAAGGCAACCACAGCCCTACCAAGTAGCAGCCATTGAGTCCATTGAAAGCGGTGGAAGCAGCTACAACCCCAAGCCCAGCTATCCTCCATCCGATCGCTCGGGCCCGCGCCAGCGCCGGCCCCGGGGCTTCAAAGCATCGTGATCCAGCTGCTGTCCATCGGCCGCGCCGCCGCCCCAGCTTGGCCCGCCATGGCCAGGGCCATCACGGCATCATCGTGGTGGCCTGGGGCGGCGGCGCGCCCGCCTTTTTCGTCCTGGCGGAAGTTCCGCAGCTGATGGCCGAGGCCCTCGCGCTCTTCACCGTCCGGGAATGGGCCCTTGGGAATGACCAGCTCCTCCTGCTCCAACAACAGCACGATCCGATCGGTCATCAGCAATTTTGAGGGCCCGCCAGTATGGATTTCGGTGATTTCGATTGATGGGCGCAGCAAGCAAAGAGCTTCAGCAACCGCTGCGCCAACACCATTGTTTTCGACTGCCACCAGCACCGGCGCATATTCGTCAATGAGCCGTGCGCAACGCCGCAGGCCGTAGTCCCGGCTTTGGCCGCTCACGTTGAAACCGGCCACCACCCGCCACGGGCTGCGGGTGACATCGAGGACGATGCCGCAGAAGCCGTCGCCGCCGCCGCCATTGGGATCAATACCCAGCACGTAGACGTTCTGCCGATAGGGCGATTCCCAGCCACCGCGAGACTCGGCCAGCTCGATCAGATCGTGGGAGTAAACCTCAGAGTCGCTGGCGGTGAAATCGAGCTCAAACTCGCTTTGCCACTGAGCCTTGGTGATTTGTAGCGCGCGTCTATGTTTTTCAGGCCACTCTGGATCCTGGTTGTAGACCGGATGCTGGGAGTAATGAATGCAAATCTTGGCGTACTGGTTGTCCGGGCTGATTCGCAGCCGCGGGATGCCATTGGCCCCCATCGGCGTGGGATCGACAACCACTTCGCCGTGATCTTCGTGCCAGTGATCAGAAAACGCGCCTGATCGGCCCTTGGGGGTTGTGACCCACACGTGCCGCGCCGCGTCACCCAGCATGCTGGTAGTCGGAAGGGCGCCCTGCTCAATCCCTTTGAGTTTTTCGATGAAGGCCGCTTCATCGAACAGCAACATCGACGCCGAGGGGATGCCCCGGGCAGCTCGTTCGGTGGGCGGCAGAAAATGCAGGCTGCCGAAGCCGTTGAAAACCAGCTTCCGCATTGAATCCTTTGCGAACTTGGGGCAGCGTTCCCGCAGGCTGCTGGCCTGGCCCTTGATTCGAGCGGCAAGTTCGCTGGCGTCTTCTCCGGTTTTCGAAAAAACGACACCTGTCCATGCCGTTTTACGAATGGATTGACAGAGCTTGTACGAAATGATCGTTTCAGATGCGCCTACCTGACGGCTTTTCAGCACATAAACATTTTTCACCCTGCGAATTACTTTGATTAGATCACGTTGATACAGGTAAGGCACGAATGGCATGTACTTGCCACTTGAAGCGATTAACGTCTGTTCTGCGAAGTCTGGCCAGGCAGGAGGAAGCGTGTCCCATGGGGCGGCGGCCTTTTCAGACGTGCCCAGCACTGGAATGGGTGAATACCAATCAACTATTGAAGGTGGCTTTACAATTATCTGAACCATGCCTTACTCAAAATCCTCGCGAGGATCATGGGCAGCAGCTTCCCTGGTTGCCTGGTTGGCCACAATGTCGGCATCAGGCGCCTTTTCCATGAAATAGCGAGCCATCGAATCGCACGCCTGGATCATTGCGCCAGGATTTTTCAGCGTTCTCGCCAGCTTGTAAGAATTCTCATAGCGATGAAAAATAATCAAGGCTATTCGCCTCTTATCGGTTTCTGTCAGCGACTCGACCATACCGCCAATTGCTTCATTGATATAAAGCCGAGCATTTGGCAGGCTCAGCCCCCATTTCTGGATGCAATGGCCCTCTAGGTCAAGGGCGGAATAGCCGTTAATACAAAGGGTTTGTAACTCGCGCACACGAAATAGTTTCTCTAATCGCGTTGCTTTTTTCCTGGGCTTTTTGGCTCCGGCAGGGTTTTTTTCTGCTGCTCCTGCCACTCGTCAAGCAGACATGTTCGTCATGTTACCCATTTAATAGCAAATCAACTGGAAGAGTGCCCGCTGCCAATGGCTTGGCCCCGGCTCCTTCCACTCATAATGCCAATAACAATGATGGGCAAAGCGGCCAATGCAGCGGGTCTTTGGTGCAATTGAGGCCCAACTGGACCGCATCGATGCTCGCCTAGGTGCCCGCAAGGCACGAGCGCCTGGCCAACTGGATCTGTTCGGCGGTGGCGCCCAAATTGACATGACGATGCCTGGCCAGGCTCCCATTAGCGGCCGGAACAGCCAGAAGCCACCGGCGGTGGGCCGGGCGGCCCGCGGCGCAACCGCACGAGAGGGCAAGCCTTGCGGGGATGGTCACATCAGCGCAAGCCTCACCTGCCACAAATCAGGCAGTGCAGCGACACCAGACGCCCAAGCACCACCCAAGGGGCCAGCCTCCGCTCCAGCCACGGCAACAGCCGGAAAGGCGGCCAAAGGCAACAGCATCACCGAGGCATCTTCAGGCAGTGGAACTGCCACCAGCTACGCCAGCCCAGCAGACCTCAGCTACGAGCTTGCCCTGAATGGCCACAGAGGCACCTCGTTTGACCCGGAAAAACGAGCCCGATCACACCAGGAGAACTACGCCGCACACCTCAACAGCCTCTACGCACGACTGCAGGAGTCGGCTGAGTCACCGGAGCAAAGAGCGATCTTGGACGCCGAGATGAAGGCATACAAGGATGGCTACACCAAGCGCTATACCGCCTGGCTGGGCGCAAAAAGCCGAATTGTGAGCCCAATGATCGCCGGGCCCAGCAACTTCCCGGTGCGGCGCATGGAGAAGGCAAACCGTGCTGAAGATGTGAGACGGCGCGAGCTGGAGGATTTCACCACCAGAGCCCAAAGCAGCATCTATCGCAAGCTGCAGCGTGGCCGCACTCCAGAGGCCGCCCACGCCCAGGAGCTGGCCACGGTCACCCGCAGCATTGATCGAAGCATCACCTGGACAAGGGAAGCGGAATCGGGGCGCACGTTTTACGACCGGTCGTCAGCGGCGGCCTCGATTTCGGGCAAAATCAGCCGTTTGGCCAAAAATGGCCAGGTGGAGTTGGTGCGTGACCTCCTCGACCACCTAAGGGATCAACAGGACACACTGCGCAAGCCGCTGTTTACCCCCAGGCATTCGGTCTGGAACCTGGAGGAGACGGCCCGGCAACAACGGCTGGCAACAACCGCCAAAGCCGCCTCAGCAAAAGCCGGTGCAGCAGCAGCGGACTACAAAAGCGGTGAGATCGAGCGTGATTTCGACAACAACCGGGTCCGGATCCGGTTCCACAATGGCAAGCCATCCGATGCCATCCGCAGCCAGTTGAAAGGCTCTGGCTGGCGCTGGAGCCCCAGCAACAGCGCGTGGCAGCGCATGAACACCGAGAACAGCGTTTACGCGGCCAAGCGCATACTCCAATCAGCTGATGAAGAGCAAAAATCCCGTGGTGACAGCATTGAAGCAATCGAAAACAGACTGCTTCGGCTTGCTTCTGTGGCCTAGCCTTTAAAGCTGGAGAACCGGTCAATGAACCCCAACTGGCGCCAGTTTGCGGCCATCGCTTTCGATCCCACGGTGGCTGCAGTGATCAAAGCGTTGGCGCTCGAAGTGCCCCCCGAAGGGCGGCCTGTGGCGTTTGCCGGTGCGGACGCATTCATGGCAGCCCGCACCACAGAAGGCAAATGGGTGGTGCTCGATCATGGCGGCAGCCGGTTTGTCGATGGCCCCGCCGAGGTGCTCAAGGCGGCCAAGCTGGCCGCCGGCACCCCCCACGGCGACGCCCTGCGCCAGTGGCTGGGGTGGTGGGGCTGGGTGCCAGCGGCCAAGGCCAAACCTCAATCAGGCGGCTAGGACGCCATGGCACCAGTGGATTGGAGCAAATATCCAGACGACTGGAAAGAGATCGCCCTCAATGTGAAGCGCCAATCGGACTGGGCCTGCGAAGGCTGCAAAACCCAGTGCCGGCGCCCCGGGGAGCCGTTTGTCACCCACTGGCTGACACTCACGGTCGCTCACATCAACCACATCGAGCACGACTGCCGGCCCGAGAACCTGGTGGCCCTATGCGCACCCTGCCACCTGCGCTATGACGGTGAGAGGCGCCGGCTGCAAAGGCGAGCGCTGGCACGCATTCAAAACGTAAAGCCATGATCGAATTGACCCCAGCTGCCGAAATGTTCCCCAATTTCTTGGCAGAAGAGACAAGAAAAAGGGTGAACAATGTTTATCAAGTAGGCGTATCTGAGATTTACAATTATGTCTCCTTAATGAAAAACCCGACCCCTAGCCTGGGGCGGAAACGCCGCGCACGCAGGGCCAGGGGAATGCGTTTGGCGGCCAAGGCGAGAGCTGGCACACACTCAAGACGTTAAGCAAACCTAAAACAATGATTCCTGAATGACTTGTTCACCATCGTCGATCAAGGCCAGGCGACGCAGCTTGCCCATTGCCTTGTTGACAATGTTGGAAACCCGATCAGCAGTTGTATCAAGCATCCTGGCGATTTCTGTTTTAGGCAATTCATTTAGATACAACAGCTCAATTATTTCGGTTTCTTCATCTGATAGAAACGGGAGCATTGCCGCCAGCCTCTCAAGCTGAAGAGCATTTTCCAGCCGATCTTCCTCAATATCGACGCGGCTTTTGGGGCATGGCAAGACCTCTTCTAGGCAGTGCTTCTCATCAGGCAACAGGACTGATGTGCTGCCGCATTTTTTGGCGCGAGCCCCTATCCGAATGCGTTCCAACTGTTCCATACTTTTTAGCCCTGAAATCTCCAGCAACTCAGCATCCGTAAGCCGATTTGGGCTGGATGCAATATGTCGCTCGACCTTGAACAACACCTCCAGCACATTGGTCGGAATGCGAATCGTATCCGCAGTTTCCGCCAGGGCGCGATACATCGCCTGTCGCACCCACCAATAGGCATAAGTGCCCAGGGTATAACCCTTGGTTGGATCGAACATCTCGACCCCGCGCTGCAAGCCGATTGCCCCCTCCTGGATCAGATCCTCAAGGGGGAGGCCCATCCGGCGATACTTTTTGGCGACGGTGACGCACATCCGCATGTTTCCTGTCACCAATCGGTCTCGTGCCCGCTTGCCTGCTCGCCGTATTGGCCCCGGCGCTGCGTCAGGGCCGCCAGGCCAATCCAGCCACGCTCGAACCTGCTGGCCCCTGAGCAGCTGCTCGGTCTTGTTTGGGATCGGATACCGGCCGAAATCGGCCAGCATGGCGCCGACCATTGATGATCTCTCGCCTGACCTGCTGGCCATGGCCCCGCATCGCCGATGGTCGCCGCAAGCCTACCGTCCATTGCATCCAGCATTGGCGATGAAGCGCCCTGGCATTCAGGAGAAAGCACGGGCGGCATTAACCTGATCGAGCGCCTTTCGTAAAAGAGCAGGGATTTTGGATACCGACGAAATCGCTTTTGAGGAACGGTCTGACGGGGTATTGGTCAACACCCTGACCAAAATGGGCACCAGTCAGGACAAGGAGCGATACACCGGTGTTGCAGCGCCGGAAATTCTGCAACCCGCTGACCTGGACGCTTTATACATAAACAACTGGCTCTGCCGGCGCATTGTCGACATCATCCCGCAGGAGTGCACCAGGGCGGGCTGGGCCCTGACCCTGGGCACGGAAACCACCGATGCTGAGAAGAAGCGGTTTGATCGGCTGGTTGCGACTGGCGAAGACATGGGGATCCGCACCCATGTCAAGAAAGCCATGCGGCAGTCTCGCCTTCATGGTGGCGCGGCGATCATCATGATTTTGGACGACAACACTCCCATCGATGAGCCTGTCAACCTCAAGAAGCTACGGGCCATCAAGGGGCTACATGCCATGGATTGCCAACGGATTTGGCCGGCAGCGGGCTGGAGCGGTGTAGGCGAACCTGACCTTTATCAAATGCAAATCAATCGAGATGAAGATTTGCGGAAGATTGGGATGAAAGATCAATTACTGCATGTGCCTATCCATCGCTCCAGGCTGCTGCGTTTTGAAGGGGACGATGCTCCGTACAGCTACAAAAGTCACTTTAAGTGGTGGGGCATATCCGTATTGCAGTCCGTTTGGAATGTATTCAAGCGCTATGAAACAGGCCAAGCATCAGCCGCCAACATCCTTAACGATTTCAGCCTTTATGTGCAAAAAATCAAGGGTTTAAAAGGCATGGTTGAGCAAGGGAAAGGCGACTTTGTGGCCAATCGGTTGTCACTGAACGCGCTGATGCGTTCAGTGATCGGCGGGATCGCCCTGGACGCTGATGGCGAGGAGGCCTCGTTTCTGACCCGTTCGGCCGCCGGGGTCGATTCGATCATCGAAAGACTCAAGGATGAGGTGCAGGGGGCAAGCCGGATCCCCCATACCAAGCTTTGGGGCAGCTCCCCATCGGGGTTAGGGGCCACTGGGCAGTCCGAGAAGTCGGATTTTGCGCAGGAAGTTCACATGCTCCAGGAGGACCACCTGGATCGGGCGCTGCGGCAGTACTACGAAACCCTGGCCGCCTGCTCAACCAATCGGGCAGCAATGGAATTGCCGGAGGATTGGCAGATTGATTTTCACAGCACCATCACCCTTTCCGACCTGGAAGAGGCCGAGCTACGGGGCAAGGTGGCAACGGCCGACAGCCAGAACATCCAGTCAGGTGTGTTGCAGCCCAACGAAGTGGCCCTGGCGCGTTTTGGCGGGCCCAAGTTCTCGATGGAAACCACCCTGCTGGACCGCGAGAAGAATGGCGCGATCAAACAGGATCCGCAAAACCTGCCACCACCCACCTTTGGTGGTGACCTGGCCACTCTGCCCGGCGAGGCCATTGCCCAGGGCCAGGGCCAGCAGCAGGCCCCCCGGGTGGACAGCGGGGACGAACGCGACGACGGTTGCTGCCGCCCCTGCGACGCCGCCACCGCCAGGGGGAAGCCCGCCACCTGCAACGACGGCGCCGTCGACGGCCAGCAGCAGGCCGATGACCAGCTGGAGGGCCAGCAAGCGGCGGCCGCCGAGGCCATCGCCAGAGCGATCGCGCAGGGCAAGCGCCGCAAGGGCCGCGGCCGGCGGCCCGGGGTACGGGCGGACGGCAGCCGGGTGACCGGTCGGCGGGTGGTGGCCGGCGTGCCAGTTGACGTCCGCATCGACGGCAGCGCCACCCTGGTCGGACCCTACGGGAAAGCCCTGGCTCTCGAAGCGGCAGTGGGCTTTGACTGCAGCGGGCTATGGGAGGTGCTCAGCCCAGCCGGCCAATGGACCGCCGTGGTGGGAGTGGAAGACCAGGCCATGGTGGTGGCCGCCGCCGGCCCGGGTGCCCGGGTGCGCCGCCTGGATGGCATCGACTTGCTGGCGATGGGGGTCCGATGCGACAGCTATGAGCCATGAGCATTGACCGTCGGCTGGAGCTCCAGCAGCGGCTAAGCGACGAACTGCGGGGCCTGGAGGATGAAGCGATCGGGCGGATCGGTCGCGTCTTCGAGGGGGCCCTGCGGGAAACGGTCGCACGCATTTTTGCGCAGCTCGATGGCATCGCCGCCCAACCCGCCTATGACCCAAAGACCACCCCAGGGGCGTTTTTGGGATCCACCCCCGAGGGGCAGGTATCCATCGATCCGGTTTTGAAGCATCAAGCCCAGCTGATCCTGCAGGGGCAGCTGCTCCAAGATCTCCGCCAGATCGTCGATTCGATGCAGCTCTCCCCCCGGCGGATAGAGCGGCTGGAGGCAGAACTGAAAGCCCTGTTCGATCGGGCCCAGGGACTGGGCAGCGAATATGCCCTCCAGATCACCGGGGCAGAACTCGAGCCCTCCCTGGCGGCGCTCTCCCCTGAGGGGCAGATCGAGCGGCTGCCAGGCCAGGGCCAGGGCCAGGGGCCGGGCGACGGCCCGCCGCTGTTGCCCGGCCAGCAGGGCCCCGCACCGATCGACATGCCATCGGCGCCAGATCGGGGGTACCAGGGTGGGCAACGGTTGAGCCGGCTCTTCGATCTCAGCGGTGCGGTGATCGCGGCGGAACGCGATTTCAAGAGCCTGTCCGAGAATTACGCCAAAGAGCGTGATGCGGCCTCCGATGAGCACGTCAGGGCGTCAAAGGCTTACTACGCCAAGTGGTGGGGGGAATGGGGGGAGTCGGTGTCGTTTGAGACGGCGCGCCAGATGGCCCAGGGCCCCGATCCCCGGGCGCTGAAGGCCAAGCTGCGGGAGAGGATCCCAACCATCAACGAGGCCTTCAAAAACCGGGCGGAAACGATCGCCCGCACCGAAACCTTGATGGCATCTGGCGAGGCCCAAGAGCGGATCTACCGCCGGCTGCGGGTTGGCTTTGTGCAATACCTGGCGACGCTTGATGACCGCACCTGCGAGTTCTGTGCGCCCCGATCCGGCTGCATCTACTGGATTGGTGGGGTGAGAACCCCGATCCATCCGAACTGCCGCTGCGGCGAGAGCCCGATCACCTTGGAATCGCTGGTGATCCAGAACAGCATGGCGAAATCGCCGGAGCAGACCTGGGAGGCCGAGTTCCAGGCCCATGCGGCGGCCACCATGGCCTATTTCCGGGCGGCCGCCGGCTCCGATGCGGTGCCCCGGCCGGTCGGTGGGCCCGGGGACATGCGGGGCACGTCTGCTGACTACCCCTTGATGGAGCGCAAGGGCCTGCCGCAAAGCGTGGCAAGGAAAGCCTTGAGCCCAGATGACCCACTGAACCAGGCCGCGCGCGATTGGCCAGCTGGTGACCCGGTGTGGTGCCCGCGGCGAGGATGGCTGGACCAGCAGGCCAGGGCGGCCTATGAGGCAATTTTGAGATCGGTTTGATCAAGTACCCGTCAAGTACCTATCGCTTGAAGAGCAGCCTTAGCTCGCTCAATCCATTCCAGTGCATGTGATACGCAACCTGAGCCGTGAATTGGGCACTCTGGTATAGCCCTGAGAACTTGTTCGCGGTTTTCAAGCAGCCTATCGGTAAGGTCCAGAGCTGGCGATAATCCCTGGATGTTGGGTAGTTGGCGGTGGGTACGATCATGAGTGGGCTGTGAGTTGGGCACGGATAGCCAGCATTTCGGAGCCAAGCGGGCACCAGTCTGGAGTTGTCCAAGATGTATCGCCTACCTCGCGTCTAGCCTTTAAAATCCCCCAACCGTGCGAAGGATGAGTGCAGTAAATATAAAGTCCGCTATCACCTTGGTGGCAGTAGTAATGATTTGAGCAGTATCGACACCCATTGCAGGATGCAGATATGTGAAGACTGGGTCCATCTCGTAAATCTGGTTCCATGCTGTTAGGTACAAGTATGGGTCAGGTCAGTTACAGCTTCTGCTGCACCGTGTTCCGTAAATCGCAGCGATCGGTGACCATGGGGTTGCCAGGTCACCCAGCCCTTTTTCTTCAGCTGGGTCAAATGCTGGTAAATGCTACTCACGGTGGCAATTTCAAGAGCCTGCGCGAGCTCTTTTAGAGTTGGAGACTGGCCGTGGAGATTCTGGTGTTTGAGGATTGCCAGGGCGACATCGTGCTGGCGGCGGGTTGGTTGCTGTAGTGCCATAAACAAAGTTTCAAACCGCCCACATATTGTACAGGAACATGAATGGCAAAAAAAAGAGCCGCAATGCGACTCTTGGACAATTTCATGTTTGTGCAAAACCTGTTCAGCTGGGTGCCCCAGGGACAGCATCCAGAATTGCATTGATGGCGGCATCCTCCTCAGCATCCTCTGCAACCACAGATTGCAGTTCGGTCACTTTGGCGTTGGCTGCATCGGCAGCTTCTTGCGCGACAGTTGCGGCAGCTTGTGCGACAGCAATCGTTTCGGCATCGGCAGCATCGTTGGCCAGGGCAGCGGCTAAGGATGCTTTGGTTTCAGCCAATTCGCTTTTCAAAGCGGCTTCACCACTTTGAAAAAACTGAATGACAGCGTTTACGCGATTAACAAGAGCGGACATGGTTTTAAGCAAACAAAGGGAACGTTGGTTCATTGCAGTAATGAACCGGTAGAAAGCAAAGTCCATTTACTGGGACCCAGAAGCAGCACGGATGCGCTGCAACACCATGCTAGGCCAAGAAATCGCTAGACCGGATTGGAGCGCTTTAGTGCCTCCAACAACTGATTGGTTCGCCACTGCAACCACTTGGCCTCATCTTGTAATTGTTGTTCTTCTGTGGGGAACATAACAGCCATGGCCTGGCGACCCTCGCCGCTGATGATCTGGGTTAGCTTTTTCGAAAAATAAAAACCACCAAGGCTATCAACTAACCCTACATAAAACCACATGTTTGCATCATTTGGGGCTTGCTCCAGAAGGGATCCGAATTCTGCGGGTTGGGGCTCGGAAGTAACATTGACGGCAAGTGCCCAACGACGTTTGACAAAAACCCAGCGACAAACCGGGTCTAACTCAGCTGTTTGGCCAGGATCCACATCAATGGGCGGCGGTGTGATGATGCGAATCTGCTCGGTTTCGTAAGTTGCCTGCGACAACAACCAGGCCCAGGGCCCAGCCAGTATCTGAGGCCGTAACCGGCCACTAATTTCCATGGCCAGATAGCGAAGCCAGCCCGACTGGGCTGGGCTCAGGCCTCGTCGCTGTGTGGCCAGCTGCAGGGCAAAGTCCCCAACGTTTTGATTGGCGCGATCGGCGTCAAGGACGATTTGGCGCGATTCGGCGTCAGTTAGATCGCATTCGAACTCAATAATGCAGCCGTTCTTTTTATGCAGTTGGATTAGCATTGGTTCTCAAAGATAAGGGCGCCAAGGCTTCCCTTGGCGCCATGGGAAAGAAGAAAAATCAGCCTGAGACACCAACCACTTGAACGAGGGCGCCCAGGGCTTGAGCTGCGTGAGCCCGCAATCGCTCGGCATCCAGCCGAGTCAACTGAAACGGGAATTCGCACAATTGCCAGAAGCCTGGGTCAAATCGATTCCAGGCCAAGCAATGAGGAGTGACCCCTTTTGGCGTCACTAAGCGCACCAAATAGCTTTCCATAAAACTCAGTCCTGGCGCAGAATCGGGGCGACACCTCGCTGATACTGCAAGATCTGAATGGCATCACGCATCTGCATGATGTGTGGGAACAGGATAGTACCACCTATAAGCAGGCACCAAAGCATTAAGTGATTCCCAAGCGACAGCATAAACGCCACGATAAAGGAATCGATTCCTTCGGATTGGTGCCTTTTGGATTGGCGTCTTGTTGCCGGCTGGCGAAACTTTTCACTTTGGAGTGATTCAGCATTTTCGCTGGTTTTGCAACGACGCAGCCGCCGGCTCTCAGCCAAAGCGGTGTTGGGTTGAGTCATGGGTCCAATCAGTAATCGGTCTGGACTTGTCAAGCATACAGGATCTTGGATGGCATGGAAGGGCGCGCCCTGCCGCTGGCGGCGGCCGTGCCCCGGCCGATCGCCTTAGCTTGACCAGACACCAACTGATTCGCATGATCGAAGAACAATTTGCCCTGAACGCACTCGCCACTTGGGTTCACGCAAACGGGATTCATCAGGTCAGAACCGCATTGGCATTTGCCAATGAAGCGGCCCAGCAAGAAGACATTGATAGCGATGGTCTGGCGGCCATGTTGTTAGAGGAGGGAGAACGCCTTCGCAATGAGCCCACCCCAAGTGGTGTTACAACCGATCAGCTTGCTCCAGTGCCAAATCCGGAGCAAGATCCTGACGAGGTAAAGCCTCCACAAACCCAGTCACTTCAAGCAAAGGAGGCAAAGCCTGACAAGAAAAATCCGTAACATGTTAATCAAGGTTCATTGACACCAAGAGAAACAGCAGTGGATGCCAGGCAGGAAACAGCGTCGCTCGTTAAATCAATCATTGGCGAACTGATTCACGACAGCGTGCATCTGCTGACTCTCAATACATCTGTCGCCACTGGTGAAACTACTGGCACCTTTCGTGCTGGCCAATTGGTCTACAACTACAGAATTCAAGGCGATAACGTTACTTATTCGCCCGTTAGTGACAATTCAGCTGGACGTGCTGACGCCAAGCGGGGCACAGCCAGCAAAACGGTGCCCAGGGGGCATCCTGGATTCAGGCGGATCGAAACCCGCATGGCGCGGCTGGACGGTGCGACTGCCGCCATGGCGGCGATTGATCCGATCACGGCGCCACTGACGGCGGTGCTGGCCGCATCGCTGCCTGGGGCGGCCGTTTTGAGCTGGGACCGGCAGCACGCCCCCCAGGGCCAAAGCCTCACCGGGCGAGTGGCGGCAGCTGGGCTGGTTTACCAGTTTCGCGTCGATGGCGAAGCCGTGCGGTTCCGCCCAGCCTGGGATGTCGAGACCGATGCAACCTGGGCGGCGAGGTCTGAAGGATTTCTGGCGGCCCGGGGCCACCGCCTCGATTTCCGTGACACCCGAGCCAAAGGCAAGAGCGCCAGCAAGCGGCGGTGCACCACCGGCTACGGCTGCGGGGCCACCTGCATCTCAGTCAACAAGGAGTGCGTCATCAGGGCCGCCAGCGCCATCGGCAAGGAGCGGTTGCGGCGGCTGCAGGAGCTAGTAAGCCAGGGCGACCCAAATGCCGGGAAGGTGCAGGCGGCCGTGCAGGCAGGGCGCAATCAAAAGGCCAAAGGCCTGCAGGAGGGCCGGCAAGTGGAGCGGTTGCGGGCAATGCTGCGTGATCCGGCGGTTGCCCAGATGGTCCGCAGTGGCAAGGTGCCCGCAGCAACGGCCGCGGCGCCCGGCCCCGGCCTGGGGGGGCCCGGCCAGGGGGGCCTGGCAGGGACCGTGGCGGTCGTGGCGCCGGACTCCATCGAGGTGGATCCCAAGCGCTTCCAGTTCAAGCTCCACTCATCTGCCAGCGGAGAGGTTGGCTCCCTCGCCGGCATCAAAAAATGGGACGACAACCTCGCCGGGGTGATCTCGGTGTGGCAAGACCCGGCCGATGGCAAGACCTATGTCGTGAACGGGCACAACCGCCTCGCATTGGCCAAACGGATGGCGGCAGAGTCCGTGACGATCCGGTACCTCAAGGCCGCCAATGCCAACGAGGCCCGTGCGATCGGGGCCATGCAGAACATCGCCCAGGGCCAGGGCAGCAGCGTCGATGCGGCGAAATTCTTCCGGGATTCCGGCATCACCGATCAGGCGGCCGTTGAACGCGCCGGCCTCCCCCTCCAATCCGGCAAGGCCGCCCAGGGCCTGGGGTTGGCCCGGCTGCCCGAGTCCATGTTCCGTGCGGTCATTGACAACGAGCTTTCAATCAGCCGTGGCGCGATCATCGGCAATTCAGGGTTAAGCAAGGCCAAACAGGCCGAAATCGGCAAGCTGTTGCGGCAGCGCAAAAACATCTCCGATGGCACCCTGCAGGAGTACGTCGAAAACCTGGCCGTCAGCGAGGCCAGCAAGCAGGGGGCCCTGGACATCTTCGGGGGGCAAGAAACGGTCGACAACGGCCTGGCGCGGGCGGAGCTCGCCAACAACCTGCGGCGCAAGCTGGCCCGGGAAAAATCGCTCTTTGCCACCGTCAGCAAAAGCCGCGCGGCCGAGGCCCTCCAGCAGAAGGCCGGCAACAAGATCAACCAACGGGAAAGCGCCGGAGTTGCCGCCGAAGCCGATCAGGTGCTGAGGGTGTTCAAGGAGCTGAAGGACAAGGCCGGCCCGATCGCCACCGCCCTCAACAGCGCCGCCAACCGCATGATGAAGGGCGACCCGGCCGCCCAAGTGAAGAAGGAGCTGGAGGAGCAGGTGATCGCCGCCATGCAGCTGGAGCTGGAACGGGCCGGCTTGCGCAAACCGAAGAACCTCGCCAACGAGGCACCCACGGCCAGCATGTTCGACAGCCTCATCAGCCGGATCATCCGCCTGGATGCTCGCGCCCGAACCACCCCGGGCCAGTTGCCCTTGATGGCCGGTGGCGCCCAACTCGATCTGGGCATGCAGCGTGGCACCACCACCAGCCAGGGTGGACGCAAGCCGCCGGCAGTGGGCCGGGCCGCCAAGGCCGCAGCTACCGGCAACAGCAAAGCCGGCAAGCCCTGCGGGGATGGTCACATCTCTGCGGCCCTCACCTGCCACAAAGGAGGTGCAGGGGCCGGCAATGGGGCCATGGTCTACGCCGGTGAAAGTGATGACGGCAGCCGGTTTGTTCATGCCAAGCCGAACGCCGCGCCGTTGTTCAAGATCCCCCCTCGCCAGGAAACACCAGCAAGCCCAACGGCCAGCAAAACCCCGCTGGCCGATGCCATGCGCCAGGCAATCCAGCAGATGAAGGCGGCAGACGTTCGGCAGATGTCGATGCTGGCCAACCAGCTGTTCGAATCCGAATGGAGCCTGGAGCGCAAAGGCAAATGGAAGGGCATGACCAAAGCTGCCGCCCAGCAGGCCTACATCCAAGAGTTCGGCCAACAACTGCATGAGGCGCGAGCCCAGCGCCAGCAGCAGGCTCAGCAAACTCAACCGGCAGGCAGTGGCGCGCCGATGAAGCTGTCCCAGCGCATGCGACAGCTGACTGAGACGATGAAAGCGTCTGACGAGCGGATGGCAAAGCTGGGGGAAAAGATCTTTGAGCTGCGCCGCAGGACGGTGGACCTGGATGAACCCTCGCAAGGTGCAATGCGAGGGGCCACTCGACGGGCACTGCCAAAGGGGAAATAAGCAATGGCAAACAACGGCCGCCTGGCGCTGCTCCAAACCCGACTCGATGCCCTGGCCGCCCGGCTTGATGCCCGTGCCCGTGCCCGATCGGCCCCCGGCCAGCTGGAACTGCTCACCGGTGGCGGAGCGCAAGCAGAACTTCCCCTGGGCGGCACCACCGGCCAGGGGGGCCGCAAGCCAGCAGCGGTAGGCCGGGCCGCCAAGGCCGCGGCGACCGGCAACAGCAAAGCCGGCAAGCCCTGCGGGGAGTCCCACATCTCGGCGGCCAAGCAGTGCCGCAAAGGGGAGACAGGCGAAAGCCAGGAAGGCCAGGAAGCTCCAGCTGACAAGCCGGCAGCAGGGCGGAAGGGAGGACGCCCAACAGCACCTGCCGACCCCCGCGAGGGAACCACCGGAGCGGTTGAGTCTGGTGACTATGAATTCGCCCGAAAATCCGAGGTCCCGAACGCCGGGGAAGATCTGGCCTTATCGGCCCGCCATCGGCGAAACATGTTCTTGGGATTGGCGGCGGAGGAGGCCGCCGGCACCGCCGAAAAGAACCTCACTCGCGACAACCTGCTCAAGGCCACACCCCATGACCTGATCGCCGGCATGACCCCGGCCAACAGCCTGAGCAGCCTTCAGGGTTACCTCACGCTCCAGGCGTTCCCGGCGCGGCCGTACAGCGAAAAGGAACTGGCGGGTTACCAGCGGGCAATGGAACGGCAGGCGCGGCCAGGGATGCAGTCCACGGCTGTTTCTCCGGAAGGCCTGCGGGAGCAATATCACGATGCGTTTCAGCAGCTCCATGGGCTGGTTCATGCGCTACAAAAACATGCCGATCCTAATGCCAATCGTTTAGTCATTCTAAAATGGATTAACGATAAGGTTCGAGAGTTACGGCAGCAAACAGGAGACACGGCGTCTTATGCAATCGGAACAGCAAAAGACCCATACAATCCTGTAGCCAACAGTCTGATTGATTTTTCGCGGCGCATTGGCCGTTGGGGGACTACCTCCGTGCCCGGGAAGATGGAAGATTTCTCCCGTCGGCTCAAAGCCGCCATGGGCAACGACTTTGGGTCGGCCGAAACCACCTTGGAAAAGGCGAGGGAAATTGCGACCCGGATCATGGAGGGCAGCAGCTTCAACGAGGCCTTCGGGACCGTCGGCGCCAATGGCAAGCGGCGCTTCAATCCGGCGGATCTCTACGTGGCCCCGGCCAATCGCCAAGGGGGCCGCAACGTCGGTGGCTCGACGATTGAGCAGGGCACCGATTTCATCCTCAAGGGATCCGGGTTCCGAGGTCTGCAGTTTGGCAACAGCGTCAGCGATGACGAGCGCAAGCACCACCTGAAGAAGGCGGCCGAGGCCCTGGCCGACTTGGCCGATGTGACCGGCCTGCCTGATGAAGCCATGGGCTTGAAGGGTTCGCTGGGCCTGGCCATTGGCGCCAGAGGGCGAGGAGCTGCGCTGGCTCACTTCGAGCCAAAGCTCAAGGTGATCAACCTCACCCGCAAACGGGGCATCGGCACCCTTTCCCACGAATGGGGCCACGCTCTCGACAACTACCTGGGGCTGAAGGCCGGGGTGGCGGCGAGCAGCGCCCCCAATAGCGACAGAATCCACCCGGACCACGTTTTCCTCACCAACTCAGGCAAACCGTGGGAGAAGGATCCCAAAAACCCATCCCCGGTGATCGACGCGATGAAGGCCGTGAAAGAGGCCCATGTCACATCGGGCTTCATGGATCAAGTGGATAAGGAGTCCAGGGGCCTGAAAAGGGCCATGGCCTTCAATGAGGACTACTGGCGTTCGCGGCCAGAGATGTTCGCTCGATCATTTGAAGCCCACATTGACCGCAAGCTGCAGGCCCTTGGCCGGGCGAACACCTATCTGACGCAGACCCCCGACTCTCTGCTGTGGCCGACTGCTGAGCAATCCGCAGCAATGGCGCCAGCCTTTGATCGGCTGATGGCCGCCGTGCGCGCAGAGCACTTTGCCGACGCACCAAAGCGTAATGATGCAAGGGGTGTCCGCATTGATCGTTTCATGGCCGCCTTGGCACGCAACACGCCTCAGAAGCCGAGAAAGCAGCCAGGGCAAACTGAACCCGAGCAAAAATCCAAATCTCCCGCCACCGAAGCCCCGATCAACTGGGACAACGTCGCCAGCGAAGTGAAGACCATGCTGGAGCTGGACCCCAAGGATCCAGAAGACGGCACCGATTAGAGGGCCAGCAGGGAATCGGCCGATACCTGCAGCACCTGGCAGATCACCCTGATCTGCGCCGGGGATGCCGAGGCCCTGCCCAGCTCAAGTTTGGCGATCCAGGGCTGGCCGACACCGGCGCATTCAGCCAGCTGGGCCTGGGTGAGGCCCCGCCGGTGGCGGGCGGTTCGGATGCGGCCGCCCATCTCCCGCCGGACGTACGGGGCAGGAGGGACCACAAACAGGCGGTCCTCAAACATGCCGATGCGGAATAAAACACGATTCAGGCTAAGGAAACCCGCAGTTTGGTATCTCATCCGAACTGGGTGGTGTGAGCGAGGCATGGAGGTTTGACCGTGGCGCCATTAGCCCCAACTGGGAGAAAACCCCAGATGGGTTCTTGCGTGTCCATGGAACCTTCAGCCGTACCGGTTGTCTCTCCTACAAGCGAGCAGACGGCAGCACCCAGGTCGAATATCGCCCGGAAGAAGAGGTTGCTCATCGCGATTCAATTCTTTCGCTTGGGGGATTGCCCGTCACCCATGAGCATCCCCCAGAGCTGCTGACCCCTGCCAACACTCGGCAGTATCAACGCGGATCGACTGGAACCGAAGTCAAGTACGACAACGGTTTTGTCAAAGGCGTGGTGATTCTCACGGACGCCGAACTCATCGCCGCCGTTGAACGCGGCGATGCCAGGGAATTGTCGATTGGCTATCGCGTTCAGATCGATCGCACACCAGGGGTTACGGCCACAGGTGAGCATTACGACGCGATCCAGCGACGCATCGTGGGAAACCATTTGGCGGTGACCAGGGAAGGCCGATCTGGGTCTGAGGTCCGGCTGCACATGGATTCCGCATTCTCGATCGATCCACTACCC